CTGCTACGTCTGCTTTCATTAACTGTGTTGGTGGAACGAACGGAGATAATCCGACAAATATATCATCATCAGATTGTGACGTTATTGTTCAAGCTCTTCTTGGAAATAACGCATACACGATTCTTGATAACCTTGAAGGTCAAGATAAATTCGGGACTTCACCAATTCGTGATTCTTTTTTCGCAATGTGTCATACAGATCTGATCAAAGATTTAAACTCAGTTTCTGGTTTTGTTCAAAAAGCTCAGTATCCAGCACCTATGAACGCACTCCGTTCAGAGTGGGGAGCTATTGGCAACATTAGATTCTTGATCTCATCTATTGGTTCGAAGACATTAAATGCTTCAGCTCTTGGTGCGACTGTCTATAACATCTTTGTAACGGGCATGGAAGCTTATGCTTGTATTGAACAAGATGGTTATAGCGCCTCATTTATTTATCGTCCGCCAGTGTACGATGGACCATTAGCGTTAAACGCAAGTGTCGGTTACAAGTTTGCAGAAGTACCACGAATCTTAAACGATTTATGGATCTTAAATCTTCGTTGCACATTAAACACTTAAGGAGATAACATGACATTAACAACTAACCAAGGTGGTATGTTTACATCAACTGGTGCAAACGTCTATCTATCATTGCCTTCAGGTGTTGACTGGATCAGAGTTAGAAACTTAACTCAAGCCAATACTAACCAAACAGTTGCTATTGGTGTTGAATACTACTGGCAAGCAGGTATGGCTCAGAATTCTGAGTATATTTATTTTAAGTCTAACGCTGCTAACGCTATTAACTTGATTGAATATAATGGAGTAGGTGGCTTCAGTTACTTCAATAATACAGTAAACACTCCAAGTACTTTATATAGTGCTGCTACTACTAATGGTATTACATCTATTTCAGCTGCTGCTATTCCTGTTGTTACTAATACAGGAAACAATGGTTTAGTTCCGGGTAGCATGGTTCGTCTAATCAATATCGTTGGTGGATCACAAATTAGTGGAATCGACTTTACTGTTGGTTACAATACATTAAGCGCTACAACATTCAGCCTTGATTATATGGCTCAAATCGTTGCAGCAACGACTGGTAGTTTTAGAGTTATTCCTTATAACCCTTACTTCTATCCATCTAAACGAGTAATCACAAGTATTACTCAAGCTGCTCAAGCAGTTATTACATTCTCTGTTACCCATTCATATCAAGAAGGCCAAGCGATCCGTATTACGGTTCCTGCTGCTTTTGGAATGGTAGAAATGAATGGCTTGTTAGCAACAGTTGTTGCAGTTAATAATGCAACTACAGGTGCTGGTGCAAACTCAATCACAGTGAATATTAATTCAACTGGATTTACTGCATTTGCATGGCCTCTGACTGGTGTTTTACAAGCATTCACACCAGCTCTTGCTATTCCTGTTGGTGAAGATACAGCCGATGCTCTATCACAAGGCGTTAACATCTTATCTGATGCTACGGTGAATGATGGTGCTATTGGTATGATCCTTACTGGCGGAACAGGATTCCCTGGTGGTGCTAATGCTGATGTAATGATTTGGGAAGCTGGAACGTTCTTTAATAACAACATTCCTGTATTCGTTAATCCGTAATCATTAGTCCTCGTTTATAGTTTAATAATTGCAGGACTGGCTACTAATACTATAGTATCGGTTCGTTTTACCAGTCCTGCATTAATTTTGGAGATCAAATGGCTGAAAAAGTAATTAAAAATCAAGAACCTTTACCAATGCAACCGATGAATTTAACACCAGAATACGTTCCATTGACCAAAGAGGCGCGCGAGCAACAACGTATTCAGAATGAAGTGGCGCTTCGAAAAGAATGGGAAAAAGATCGTGAATTAGTTCGTGGGATTTTCCGTAATCATGAATGTCCAGGAGGTAAAAATAGCTTCCAATTCCGTAAATATAAATGGGATCAATTAGCAACTTACGATCTTATGGATGGTGAAGTGTATGAAATACCTCGCGGCGTAGCAAAGCATCTTAATACGAACTGCTCATATCCTACATACAACTATAAGAATAATATTCAGGGACTTCCGGAAGTTACGGTATCTGAGCGTGTGCGCAGATTTAGCTTCCAGAGTTTAGAGTTTATGGATATGGATGATCCATCTATGAAACAAAAAATGATTAACTATAACTCAGGCGTTGCATCCGCTTCTAAAGGGCTAGGCTCAGCATTGCCTAGTTAACATTACCTCGAGGACCATATGGCAATATTAGCTCAACAATTTCCTATATTCCAGAAGGCTATGCGTATCATTAGTGGTATTACTAACGCATTGCCAGCTTCTGTTACGACAACTTTTAATCATCAATACATTACAGGTATGATTGTACGTTTGAATATTCCGGACGGATTTGGAATGGTTCAAGCTAATCAACTGTATGGTCCTATTGTGGTTACGAGTCCAACGACCTTTACGATGGCAATAGATACGACTAAGTTTGATGTATTTTCTGCTCCGTCTTCATTTCCGCTCAATAGACAAAGTGCGGTTGTTACTCCTGTTGGAGAACTCTCAAGCACATTACAAGCTGCTACTCAAAACGTGTTACCTTATCCAGCTAACTATCCTTAACGACCAAGTGGTCAGGGAGATACTATGACTGTTGCAACTTCATCACTTAGTACGATCCAACAGAAAGTAAGACGACTTACTAGAAGCCCTTCAGAAAGCCAATTAACAACTGCTGATCTTAATCAGTATATAAACACTTTCGTTCTTTATGACTTTCCTGAACATTTAAGACTGTTCAACTTATTAACGACTTTTGAATTCTTTACGCAGCCTTATGTAGATACCTATAGCTTTAGCAATGATCCAACAAGCGTATTATATGACTTTGAGAATCAATATATTTCGATTAATCCACCGATCTTTATAGCTGGATTCCAGGCTCAGTTTATTGAATCAAGAGATAAGTTCTTCGCTATATACCCTATGATCAATAACATCTCATCTATTGGGGTTTCAGGAGATGGCGTAACCACTAGCTTTACCGGCTATATTAATAGTCAGCAAGCCAATATTCAGCCTTCTGTGCAAAACAGCACTCAAGGTACCATTTTATTACAGAACCAGGTTTTGTTTAGCGCTATAGCAGTTAATAACTCTGGTCTTGCAATGATAGATTGGCCTTTAAATGGAGTCGGACCTGGTAATACATTGACACCTCCTGCGGTTCCGGGATTCGGTAATCTTTATGTTCCTGGAGGAGCTCCAACATCATATGATTCACAAGATCCGAACAACTATATCAACTATCTTACCGGCGAGTTTAAAGTAACCTTCCCTTCTGCTCCTCAAATTGGATCCACGATTAATAGTCAGACGGTATTGGTGCAACCTACATTGCCTCAAACCATGCTTTTTTATGATGGAGCATTTACTATGCGTCCATGTCCTGACCAGGCTTATAGAGTGAATATGGAAGTCTATCAACGCCCAACTGAACTTCTATTGTCAGGGCAGAATCCTAATTTGAATGAATGGTGGCAATATATAGCTTATGGTGCTGCTAAGAAGATACTTGAAGATCGTATGGATCTTGAAACCGTTCAGATGATTCTTCCTGAGTTTAAAAAGCAGGAGATGCTTTGCCAGAGAAGAACGATTGTTCAATATACAAGCCAGAGAACACAGACCATATACACAGAATCTACTTCTGGTAATGGAGGCTATAATGCTGGCTGGTTTGGTAATGGTAGTAATTTTTAATTAGAGGTATATATAATGGCATATCAATCTACGATCCCGCAACCGGGTGACTTATTAAAGATTTCTCAAGCTGATATTTTAGGTAACTTTGCAGCTATTTCCTCATTTGGAGCTGGTTATTGTGATCTTCCCCTACAAGCAAATCAGCCGCCTACATTACCTTTATCAAGTGTTAATAATAGCGCTATCTATTGTTATAACTCTGGTGGTGGTGCTGCTAATGAGATGTGGATACAGAAACAGATTTTTGGTGGTCAGCAACAGGTTCCGATGACCGCTTCCAGTATGAGTACCTTAACTCCTGCAGCTTGCCAAAGTGGCTGGTCTTATTTGCCGAGTGGTTTATTAATTAAATGGGGTGGCGTTGCAATGACGACTGCTACATTAGCTATAACTCCCACAGTAACAAGTGGTGGCCCTAACTTTCAGCGCGTATTTCAGGTCTATTTAACAGGTTATGATACGAGCGTTAATACTAATTTTACAGTGGGACAAAATACTCTTCCTGATAATACGAGTGGTAACTTTACTGCATTTGCTAATAATCCGTCTGCAACCACAGAAATTAATTACTTAGTTATAGGGGTCTAGTATGGCTCGCACTGATCGCTTTTATATAGGCATGCTTGATCAGGGAGCTGGGCTTAATACATCTCTTAGGCCTTTTGCTATTCCTGATAATGCATTTGAAGTACTTAATAATGCTTACGTATTCCGTGGACGAGTGCGTAAAAGATTTGGTTCACTTCTTATGGAAGGATCAAGTGGACAGATTGCTGGATTAGAGCAGCTTCAATCTCGATTGAGAATAAATATTGGAACAACCAGCTTTGGTGGTGGATTAACTGGAACCGTACCAGGAATTATATTTGAACCAGGTCAGATGTTCTCTATTGGATCCCAGGTCTATACCGTGCAAACTACTGGTACTCCAGTAACTATGATGACTAATGGTGGTGGTACAGGAACTTATAATACGACAACTGGGGCTTATGTCTTCACAGGCGCTCCTTCAGTTGCGGTAGCTTACTTCTATCCAGCTCAACCAGTTATGGGATTTACGAACTATGTTACGGCTAGTCCTAACATTGCTCCTACATTTGCATTCGATACACAATTTGCTTATCAATATTTACCTACCGGATGGGATCGTTTAGGAACTGCAGTATGGACAGGTAATGATACCAACTT